GAGCAATCCGCCACCGGCGCGTGGTCTTCCAAAGAAACCCTTTCATACAGCTAACCCATGATCGCCACACCCACAGCCAGCAGCGAGCCGACCATTGCTTCCAGCGCAGCAGATGTCCTCTCCGTATCCAACGGAGCCGTCTCAGCAACCGACGCTGGTGCAAACAGCCTCGTCTATTTCAATAACGCCACCAAGAGCCTAACCCCCGTCACGGTAGGCCCAGGCCTGACGGTCGCAGGAAATACTATTACCGCCACCAGCCCCGGCCGCGTCATCGCCTACAGCCTCATTTTCTAAACCTCTAACCACCACAAAACCATGGCTGCTCCAAACCTCGTCAACACCACCTCCATCATCGGCAAGACCACCGCCTACGCCGTCACTGCATCCCTCGCCACCACCGGCGTCGAGAATGCCGCTAACAGCAACAAACTCCTCCGCCTCTCCACCATCATCGCGGCAAATAAAAGCGCAGGCACGGTCGGCATCAGCGTCACGCATTTTCGCGCCAGCACGCACCGCTACATGGCCAGCACGATCCCAGTGCCAGCTAATGCCTCGATCGTTCTCCTTTCAAAAGTAGACGGCGGCGGGTTGAACCTCGAAGAAGGCGATGCGCTCTACGCTCAAGCTGGCTCTGCATCAGCCATAGACCTCCTCATCTCTTACGAAGAAATTGCCTAACTATGCGCGAACACGGATACATCGGCCATGAGCCAATAACCGGCCCGTCCACGATCAGCGCAGGAGGTATGTGGAGCCGCATGCGCGTCATGGAACTGGTCCGACGCAGCCTCTGGCCTCTTAACAATACCTATTACCTGCCTGACATTTTGAGCCGCTTGCAATACACGCGCACCGCTCAGGCAAATCGAAATCCGGAAAATAACATCGCCAACGACACCACCACCACTCCGACAGGAAATTTTCCGGGCAGCGGTGCATTTGCTGGCGGAGTTCTCTTACCAGACGGCCGCGTATTTTGTTCTCCCCTCAGCTCCACCTCGGCGCGAATTTACAACCCTGCAACCGACACGCTGACCACCCCCACTGGTTCTTATCCGGGCAGCAATGCATTTTATGGGGCTGTGCTTCTGCAAGATGGCCGTGTCTTTTGCGTTCCTTATTCTTCCACAACCGCACGAATTTACGATCCAGTCGCCAATACGCTTACGACTTCGGGAGGATCATATCCTGGCGGCACAGCATTTATTGGTGGAGTGCTTTTAGCAGATGGCCGGGTGTTTTGCGTTCCTAATGGATCTTCGACAGCAAGAATTTACAACCCTGCGACTGATACGGTTACGATTCCTAACGGCACATACCCTACTGGAGATTCATTTCGTGGCGGTGTGCTATTACCTGATGGCCGTGTCTTTTGCGTTCCGTTTAATTCCACAAGTGCAAGAATTTATAACCCTGCAACCGACACGCTGACCACACCCACTGGTTCTTATCCGGGCAGCGGTGCATTTATTGGTGGAGTGCTTTTAGCAGATGGCCGGGTGTTTTGCGTCCCGCATAATTCCGCAAGTGCAAGAATTTACAACCCTACAACCGACACGCTGACCACCCCCACTGGTTCTTATCCGGGCGGCAGTGCATTTTTTTGCGGCGTGCTTCTACCTGATGGTCGTGTCTTTTGCGTTCCGTTTACTTCCGCAAGTGCAAGAATTTACAACCCTACAACCGACACGCTGACCACCCCCGCTGGTTCTTATCCGGGAAACTTTGCATACATTGGCGGAGTGCTTATGCGAGACGGTCGCGTCTTTTGCGTTCCGCTAAATGCCACGACTGCTCGAATTGCAACCGGCGATTTTGCGTCGTCAACTTTCAACTTCGACTCATCAACCCTCCTTTCCGGTCACCTCAATAAATTTTAATTATATGTTCCAGCACACCATCACGATCAACAACGGAGTCACCACCTACGGCGAATGGGCCAGCGAGGCCGATTTCCGCGCATCGCAAGAACCGCTCCGCACATGGACTGAGGGCGAACCACTCACGCCCGAAATCCCACCGCAACCAGCCGATCCCGGCCCGTGGAAGCTCGAATGGGTGCCAGCCAACTCATAACCAATCACGAACATGGCAAACGAACTCAACATCGCCCTCAAGACCGGACTCACCGTCACCGCTCAACGCTACCAAGCAGGAGCCGCCGTAGGCTCTGCCATCTCCTGCCCCGAAGTCGGCAGCACCGGATTCTACTCTGGGAACATGGCAGGCAGTGCAGGCACCTACCAACTCACATTCCGCAGCGCCGGAGCCAATGTCGGTAGCGGCAGCATCGTGTGGGATGGCACCAACGAAATTGCCACCAGCACGCTTACCGCACCACAGGTTCGCACAGAGCTATCTACCGAACTGGGCCGCATCGATGCTGCTGTATCTTCAAGGCTTGCCCCGAGCGGAACGCTCGCCCGCGTCACGCTTACCGATACCGCAACAACCCTTACAAACGCACCCACCGTGCCAACTCCAGCGCAAATCGCCACTCAGGTTCGCACCGAACTGGGAACGGAACTTGGTCGGATTGACGCCGCTGTCTCCTCAAGGCTCGCCCCAAGCGGCACTTTGGCAACCGTCACGACATTGACCAACGCGCCAACGGTGCCAAGCGCCGCTTCAATCCGTGCTGAAATCGACAGCAACAGCACGCAGATTGCAGCAATCAAAGCCAAGACGGATAACCTCCCCGCCTCGCCCGCTGCAACCGGAGACATCCCAAGCGCGAACATCTCGGCAATCAAAGCCAAGACGGATCTGCTTAACACAGACCGCCTCGCCCAAGTCTCGACGGTCTCGACCACCGGAGCGCAACTGGCCGCCGCCCTCAGCTAACAATGGACACGCACCAGGCCACCGCATCCTTCACCGGCCTCGTCGCCACGGCGACGGGGCTCACGGTGTCGCTGCTCCCCGAGATCGAGGCATGGCTGCGCATCGCCTCGCTCCTAGTCGGCATCGCGGTCGGCGTGGCCTCGCTCTACGCCATCCTCAACAAGAAGCGCCCGCAGCACGACCCTTAAAACTTAATTCTTAAAACTTAAAACTTCTCCATCCCCCCATGAATAACATCCTCTCGCACCTCAAACAGCCCTCCACCTTTCGCGGCCTCGCCATACTTGCCGGACTCGGCGGTATCGCCGTTGACCCCGCCCAGGTCAACGCCATCGCGGCCGCCGTGGCAGCAATCATTGGTTTGATCGAAGTTTTCCGCAAGGAATCGAAATGATCCCTCCCTCCCAGATCGTGACCGGCCTCATTGCCACGGCTTTTGCTGTCGGTGCGCTCCTGCTTCTGAGCGGGTGCGCAGGCATAGGCTCGCCACAGGTCTGCCTCAAGACGGACTACGGCACATTCTGCTACGCCCTGCCGGAGATGCCCAAGCCGACATCGAGCAAATGATTCACCGGCTCGCCGAGATTGCCGCCGAGCAGATCGGCGTGAGGGAAGAGGGCGGCAACAACAACGGCACGGCGATACGCACCTATCAAAAGGCTACCGACTTGAAGCCCGCTTCGTGGCCTTGGTGTGCGGCATTTGTGGACTGGTGTATCTCAAAATGGCTTGCCGAACCTGGTGTGCTGGGCTGGCTAAATACCTCCCGCCCGCTGGATGAGTGGCGGCCAAAGACGGCGCTGGCCTACGGCTTCCTAAGCTGGTCCAAAGCCCGTCCAAAGACGACCACCATCCTGCCCGAAGATGTCCGCGCCCAGCCGGGCGATCTCGTCGTTTTTGATTTCTCGCATGTCGGCATAGTGGAGTTCGACACCGGCTCTCAGCTCATCACGGTGGAAGGAAACACCAACGGCCGAGGCGACCGCGACAGCGCCACGGGAGACGGAGTGTGGCGCAAGACGCGAGCAAAATCCCTCGCCCGAAACTTTATCCGAATACACCCGAAAACCGCATGAAAACTTCCTGGTCATCCATAGCCCGCGAGCAAGCAGACAAAGCCCACAAGACCGAGGTGGACAGCCTCAAAGCCAAGCTCGCGCAATATCAAGCCAGCGTCGAGTCGCTGGAGAAGCAACTCGGCATCGCGCTCTCGCTCGGCAAGACACGCATCCGCCCGCATCCGCTCTCGGTCAACATGAACGACAAGGCCGAGGCTGTCGCCATCGCGCTGGCCAGCGATTGGCATGTCGAGGAAACGGTGGAAGCGGCATCGGTCAACGGCCTCAACGAATACCGGCTCCCTATCGCCAAGACCCGCATCGAGAAATTCTTTTCCACCATCGCCCGCCTCACCGAGATCGAACGCCACGGTGCCAAGATCGACGACCTCATCCTCTGGCTCGGCGGCGATTTAATGACCGGAATGATTCACGAAGAGCTCGCCGAGTCGAACAGCAAGACTCCAACGCAAGTCATCCTCTGGCTGCAAGACCGCCTCGCGGACGGCCTCGCCACGCTGAAGCCCCACTTCAAACGCATCCTCATCCCGACCTCCTACGGCAACCACGGCCGCACCACCGTGAAGCCCCGCCACGCCACAGGTGCCGCGCACTCTTACGAGTGGCTTCTCTACAAAATCCTCGAAGGCCGATTCATCGATGACCAGCAGATCGAATTTCAAATCGCCGACAGCTACTTCAACTTCATGACGGTCTATGACCGCCGCCTGCGCTTCCACCATGGCGACGGGCTCAAATTTCAAGGCGGCATCGGGGGCCTTACCATCCCGACAGAAAAGGCAATCGCTTCATGGAATAAATCGCCGAACCGAGCCGACCTTGATCTCTTCGGGCACTGGCATCAATACCAGCAAAACCGGCACTGGCTCTGCAACGGCAGCCTCATCGGCTACAACGCCTACGCCCTTTCAATCAAGGCCAGCTTTGAACCGCCAACGCAGACATTTTTCCTGCTCGACAAGAAACGCGGCCGCACCATGACAGCCCCCATCTACCTATGAGCACCTGGAAATCCCTCGCCAAAAAGTCCAACTCCCTCCCGCCCGGTTGGAGCACTACCGACGAAATCGCCGCCGACCTCGACTGCGAACCAAGCGAAGTCCCGAAAATCCTCGCCAGCGCCATCCGTGACGGCCTCGTCGAGAAACAGAACTTCCCGCACTGGCAACCCGGCAGCCGCCAGCTCCTCTACCAGACCGGCTACCGACAGAAAACCGGCAAGGTTATCTCGGAAAAAAGCCCACAAGTTTCGGACAAAACCCCAGACTCCATCCCCGGCATCCCCGACGATTTGCTGCCCAAGGTGCGAAACAAAATCCTCGCAAACCCGCACAAAACAGCCAGCGCCATCAAAGACCTGTTCAGCACAAACAACCGCATGCGCCTGAGCGTAGCCGCCATCCGCAGCCTACTTGACAAGCCTCCGCAGAATAGAAGGTAGATGCCCGACGATCAGACCATAGTCGAAGGCGATGCCGGATTCCTCGGCATGGCCTCCCGCTTGAACCCGCTGCAACTCCAGCCGGGCATGGTCCAATACGCCGAAAATATGCGCCTGGACCGAGGCGTTGCGCAGACCCGCAAGGGCGCGAAACGGCTGGGGGATGGCATCTCGGCAGGCACGCAGCCTCTCACTCTCCCATTTGTGCTGGATGCCAATGCCCGCGTGCGCACGATCTACTCTGGCGGCATCTTCGCCTCGGGCGTTTTCTCCTCGCCGAACTACGACGACGAGAATGAATACATCGTCCTCTGCGGGCCGACCTCGGCGTTTCTCTACCGGCAGGATGAGCCTATCGAGGAGATCAACTATCCCGCCACCGGCACAGCGTCCGACGAGATCATCGAGCCCACGGATAGCGTTTCGACGATACAGGCTTTCAATCGTTTCTACCTCCTGCGCGAGGCCGACATGACGCTGCCGGGCTGGGATTGGAAATACACCACCGCCAGCGGCATCGCAGTCTCTGGCACCACGGCCACCGTCCACATCACCGCCCATGGCCTCGCTGCTGGACAGCGGGTGCGGATAGAGCAGGGGAGCCAAGCGGCGTTCCAAGGGCATGAGTATGACATCCTCACCGCTACGGCCAATTCCTTCACCGTCGCCGTGCCCGCTGGCACATCGCCGGATGTCGCCGCCAACATCGCAATCCGCCGCGTCAAAGCCCCGCTGTGGTGGGATGGATCGACGATGGAGTTTCAACGCGCCGCCTCGGGCGTGCCTGCCGAGGGCGTGACATTCAAGACCCTGCGCTCCACCGGCTGGGCCAGCTATATCGGAAACAGACTCTGGATCCCCGACGGCCGCGACACCGTGGCCATCTCGGATGTTCTCGACCCCGACCTCTACGACCCCTTTTTCCAATCCTTCCGCGCCAACCAGGGCAGCAACGACTACCTTGTGGCGATTCACCCATGGGTCGAGGGCCAAGCGCTGGTCTTCCTACGCAACTCGATCTGGCTGGCCAACCTCACCGACACCAGCAATGCGACGGGAGACACCTTCACGGTGGACTCCGCCGTTTCCAAGCTCACGCTCCTCACCGACGAAATCGGCTGCGTAGCACGCCGCTCGATCCAGACGGCCGGTCAGTTTGTGTTTTTCCTATCGGACGCCGGAGTTTACCGCCTCGACACCCAGCTCGACCTCAAGCTCAGGGCCAACACCCAGCCGCTCTCGGACCCCATTGCCGACCAGATCGACGAGATCAATACCAACTACGCGCACCTCGCCGTGGGCCGTTGGTGGAACAACCGCTATTACCTCGCGGTCCCAATCGGCGAGAACGCCACGGCCAACAACACCCTCTTCCTCTGGAACGCCCTCAACTCGCAATGGGAAAGCCGCGACACCTACGCCATCAACCTCGACGAGCTTCTGGTCGCCGCCTACTCCAGCCAGCGCCGCCTCTTCGCCGCCAGCCGCGCCGGAACGCTCTTCCTGCTCGATGAACTCGACTACGGCGACGAGGTGCCCTACGCAAACGCAAGCGGGCTTTTTACTTCCGTGCCATCCGAACTCATTACCCGCCGCTACGGGTGGGGGAGCCTGAACACAAAACGCCTCACCCGCGCCAAAGCCAGCGTGCTGCTGCCAGACGCCTCCGCCTGCACGCTCGATGCCGTGACGACCGACTACGACGCGGACTTCCAAGTCGCCGCCCTGTCGAACGCCACCGGCGAGGAGGAAGACTACACGCTCAAAGCCCCCCTGCGCTGCAAAGCCACCGGCCTCGACCTCCGCTTCCGCACACAAAGCGGCCGCCCCATCCTCCGCCAGATCAGCGCCGAAGCCACCCGCTCCGCCCTCGACCCCACCGAAACCCGCACCCTCAACTAACCATGGCAACTCTCACCAAAGGCAAAAGCTTCACCAACGGCGAACTCGTTACCCCTGCCAACCTCCACCAGATGGTGGACTCCGCCACCGTCGCCAACATTGTCAACGCCGACATCGCCTCAAATGCCGCCATCGCCGACACGAAGCTCGCCACCATTTCATCGGCAAACAAAGTGTCCCAATCCGCCGTAACCAATCTCACCACCGACCTAGCTGGGAAAGCAGCGTCCATACACCAGCACGCTATTGCGGATACCACTGGTTTACAGACGGCGCTCGATGGCAAAGCGGCTGCAAGCCACACGCACACGATTGCCAATGTGACGGGCTTGCAAACGGCGCTGGATGGCAAACAAGCCTCGGGCTCTTATGCCGCTGCTACGCATACGCACGCTATTTCGGATACCACTGGCTTACAGACGGCACTCGACGGCAAAGCGGCTGCAAGCCACAACCACGACGACCGTTACTACACAGAGTCGGAGATGAATACTCTGTTGGCAGGCAAGCAAGCGTCTGGAAGCTATGCACCTGCCAGCGGGATCGCGCCAAGTGCCATTACCGGCACGGCAGTTATCACGACTGACTCGCGCCTGTCCGATGCCAGGACGCCAACCACGCACACGCACGATGATCGCTATTACACCGAGACAGAGATGAATACTCTGTTGGCAGGCAAGCAGGCGGCTGGAAGCTACGCGCCTGCGACCGGCATCGCGCCAAGCGCCATCACAGGAACGGCAGTCATTACAACCGATTCCCGTCTCTCGGATTCGCGGTCGCCGATAGACTCGTCTGTATCATTTTCAAAACTTGTCCAAGCAGTTCAAGAGACATTGGTTCCAACGGGTTCCGTTGTGGCTTTTGCTTTTAATGCCTTCGCAGGCATCCCGGATGGCTGGCTTGAATGTAATGGTTCTGCTGTGAGCAGATCGACTTATAGTAATCTTCATAGCAAAATTGGAGTTTCTTATGGCGGCGGTGACGGAAGCACCACATTTAATCTGCCCGATCTTCGCGGATACTTTATTCGTGGCAGTGGGACTAACTCTGACGGAACAGCTTCCGGGTCATTTGCAACGAAACAAAGCGATGATGTAAAGCCTCATAATCATCCCGTATCTTGGGCCTTTGGAAATTGCGTTTTAAGTGTTCAGGAGAATCGAACAGGCAGATCAACTGGGTCAGCTATGACTACTTCAGATATCAATGTATCTACTGGATTTCCTAGTGCTTCCATCGCAATACAAACTAATCTTGGCACAGAAACCCGTCCAAAAAACATCGCAATGATGTATTGCATCAAAACATGACCACCGCCCCCACCATGCTCCGCCCCGAGCCCTACCACGCGACCAAGCTCGCCGTGCGCCGGTCCCCGTTGCACCGGTGGGGCGTCTTCGCCACGGCTCCCATCGCCAAGCACGAAGTGCTCGAGGAGGCCCCCTACGCCTGCGTGCCCAAGAAGCAACTTGCCAAAGCCCCCGCCTGCGAGACCTACAGCTACTACCTCGACGACGCCACCAGCATCATCGGCTTCGGCCTCGCGCCGCTCTACAATCACCATGACACCCCGAACGCCTGCCATGAGATCGACCAGGTAAACGAACTCATGCGGCACTACGCTTTGCGCGACATCGCCGCAGGCGAAGAGATCACCCTCAACTACGGCGCTGATAACGCCAAGCACTTCTTAGAAAAGGAATAACCCTATGGCAATGAACATGAGCAACAGCGGCGGCGGTGGTGGAATGTCCGGCGGAGGAGGCGGTGGCGCAATGAGCGCAGCCCCAGCTATGAGCGCCCCCGCAATGAGTGCAGCCATGTCCGACAACAACATGGGCGGCAACGCCATGTCCGGCAACAACGCCATGTCAACAGGGTCAGCAATGTCCAGCGCAATGTCCACCGGAAGCATGGGCATGGGCGGCATGTCTGACCCATTAAATACAGGCGGCTCAATTAATCCCAAATCCCCTCCAGGCAAGCGTAATTTTCGAAACGAACTAAATGCCATTAAGATAGCCAGCCGCGAAATCGCCCAGGCGCAAGCGAACACCACCGTTGATACCGCAGGCCGCCTCAGCGACCAAGCCATCGAGAACACCGGCGACATCGCCAAGAAGCTCGAAGACAGCCCATACACCGCCGCCGCCAACCAAAACATCCGCGACGCCGGAACCTCCGCCGCCCAGCTCGGCCAGAGCTACAACCAAGTCGGCCAGACTGCCGACCGCGTAGCCTCCTACAACGACCCCGCCCAAGCCCGGCTGAACCAGATGGCCCTCGGCCAACTCTACCGGCCCGACCAAATTTCCTCCCAGAATGTCGCCGCCGACCAGGCGCAAGGGGCCCGCGTTGCCAACATAGGCAACACGCAAACCGCCCAAGTCGGACCCGTGGCCGATGCTCAAGCAGCCCAAGCCCGAGCTGCTCGCATGGGCCAAGTGCAAAATGTCCAAGGTCCAGCAGGCTATGCTGCCGATCAGGTCCAGGCGCAACGCATCCTGTCCTCGCAGATGGGCCCAGTTGCCGATGTGCAAGCCGCCCAAGCTGGGCAAGTCAATGATGTCCGCGCCCAGCGTGTCCGCGCCGCCCAAGGCATCGCCTCGCAAATGGACGCCGTTGATAATGTCCAAGCCGCTACCACCGGCGCAATCGAGCGCGTCGGTGGAACGCAAGTCGGCGCGGTGGATCCGATGGAAGCCGCCCGCGTCCGCCGAGTCCAAGACATCCAAGCGCAGAATGTCCGTGCCAGCGCCGCCGAGCGTGGCCTCATGAATGAAGCCCGAGGCAATGGACTCCTCGGCCAACTCGAAGGCCAAGCCAGCAACGACCTCGCCCTCGGCCGCTCCCTCTCAGCCGAGCAGGGCCGCGACGCCATCCAATCTTCCCGTGCAGCCTCATCCGCCCGTGGCCTCGGCCTCGGCCAATCCGCCATGGCCGCCGAGCTTCTCAACCGCGACCGCTTCGCCACCGCCAGGGAAAACGAACGCCGCGCCTTTGCTGGTAATGTCCTCGGCCAAGGCACAGCTCTCCGCACCTCGGCCAACCAAGCCTACGCGCAGCGGCAAGACGCCAACGCAGGCCGCTCCCTCCAAGCCGACAGCACAAACCAATCTGTGGCTCAAGCCCGCGCCATGCAGAATGCGCAGTTTGCCCAGCAGGCCCGGCTCACCGATAACCAAAACGCCCAGCAGCGAGTCCTCGCCGAAGCTGGTTACGCCCAGCAAGCCGGATTGAGCAACCAAGATTTCAGTTTTCGCGCCAATTCCCAAGATGCCCAGTTTTCCCAGCAAGCCAACCTTGCCAACCAACAAGCCGCCCTTCAACAAGGCCAATACAACGCCAGCAACCAGCAGGCCATGGCATTGGCCAACCTGCAAAACCGCCAGCAGGCAAGCCTCTCAAACCAAGACGCCTTCCTGCGTGCAGGACTCGCCAACCAATCCTCGGGCCTCCAACTCGGTCTCACCAACGCCCAGCTCCAGCAGCAAGCAGCCCTGCAAAATCAGCAGACCGCTTACAATACCGGCCAAGCCAACGCCCAGCTTGCCCAGCAAGCCGCCCTCGCCAACCAGAGCACAGGGCTCCAAGCCTCTCAACTCAACCAAGCCGCCAACGCCCGCGCCGCAGAGTTTCAGCAACAAGGCGGCCTTCAAGCCGCCCTCGCTAATCAGCAAGTTGGATTTCAAACGAACCAATTCAACGCAGCCAACCGCCAAGCCGCCAACCTCGCCAACGCAGGCTACGCCCAACAAGCCGGTCTCGCCAACCAAGCCACAGCCCTCCAGCTCGGCCAGACCAACGCCCAACTCCGGCAGCAAGGCTACCTCACTGATAATTCCAACGCCCAGCAGGCCGCCATGGCCGATGCAGGCTACGCGCAGCAGGCCAACCTCGCCAACCAATCGGCCAACCTCAACGCCGCCCAATACAACAGCAGCCAAAACCTCGCCGCCCAGCAGGCGAACCAATCGGCAAACTACAACGCGAATTACGCGAACCAAAATTTCCTGCAAGGAGTCGCCAGCCAGAACTTCAACCAATTTTCGGGCCAGCAAAGCATGCTCGGCTCCCTCTACGGCCAGCAAGCAGGCATCGCCCAAAACCAATACGCCAACAATCTCGGCCTCGCCCAAGCCAATGTCGCCCTCGACCCTTACCAACGCGCCCTCGGATCCAACATCCCCATAGCCAGCCAAGGCAACGCCGCCTCGATGATCGGCCAGAGCTACACTAACACGATGGGCTACGGCAACGACCTCTACAACACGAACCTCAACATGGGTGCCAGCATTTACAACACCTACAACACCAACCAAGCCGCTCTCAAAGCCGCGCAGATCACCGGCGGGGCGAGCAGTAATGCAGGCTGGATGGCAATGATGGGCGGCATGGCGCAAGGCGCAGGTGCGCTCGGTGGCGGCTATCTTGCAGGAAGGTAAAAATGTATAACTCCTTCAATACTCCTGCATGGGCTTATGTTGCCTCCAAGCAATCCCAGCCCGCCCAGCAATCCTCCCAATCTAATCCTATGATGGGAGCCGCCACCGGCATCGGCATGAAATATGCCACCGGAGGAAGCAGCGGAGGAGCAGGAGGCAGCGGGGGATTTGGCGGCAGTTGGGCAGGAGTGCCAGGCGGAGCCATCAGCGGAGCCATGGCAGGCCACCAAGCCTCCCAAAACGATCCCGACATGCACAACGGCAAAGACGGTTTCGGCAAACATTGGCGCGACTCCCGCGCCGAAGTCGGCGGAGCTGTAGCCGGAGGCGTGATGGGCTACTACGGACTTGGGGCATTCGCTGGGCCTGCCGTTGCCGCGTCACACCCATTTATGGAACCAACCACACGCGCCCTTATCAATTTCGGCGATTCCTGGGGCGGCGCAGGCGGAGCCCTTATGATGGACCCTCTCGGCACCGTTTCCAGTGGCAAATATTCCGGCGGCGAACTCGCGTTAGGCGCACTCCTCGGACCATTCAGCAAATTAGTTAAATAATAAAATCATGGCATACAACCCCACCCCAGACAACTCAGCGGAAATCCTCAGCCGCGCCAACAACCAAGCCGCCGCCATCCAACTCCAAGGCATGCAATCCCTCGGCGACAGCTTCGCCGCCATGGGCAACTCACTCGGTGATGCGTTTTATAAGAGAAACGCTCAAGCCAGGGAAAACGCCGCCAAGGCCGACACCAACTTAGGCACAGCAGAAGCTCTCGACAGCATCTACGGAACCTACGGCTCGCCGGAACAACGCCAAGCCTTCCGTGATGGCTTGAATAAATTGTCCGGCAACCAGGATAAAACATCAGGCTACATCGCCATGCATGTGCCAACAGCCAATGCGCTTGTCGAACTCAATAAATCCAAGCAGATCGCAGCGGCCCAATACAACAACAACCTCGAACTCGCCCGCCAGAAAGCTGCCCTCGGCTATGGTGGCGGAGGTTCCAATCCTTTTTACTCGGTCGAAGTCGACCCTTCGGTTGACATCAACCAGTAGAATATCCACATGGCCTCCCCCGTGCAAACTGCTTATGTAAACACCGTGCCGCTGTCGCCGATGGACCCCAACGCGGACCCAAGCGGCATCCTTCCTACCGGCTCGGCGCTATCGGCTCTCGACCCCAGCGACCCCGCCACGGCACAGCAACCTGTCGGCAACGCCATGGATGCAATGGCCGGGCAAGATGAGGAGCCGATGGATGCCGTTACCGCCCAGCTTGCCGCAGGCAAACGCATTCGCATTACGAGTCAAGCGCAATGGAACGCCATGTCTCCCCATGAGAAGGAAGTCGCCCGCGCCGCCATAGCAACCGGCGGCCGACTCCGCTCCGGTGATGCCGTGCGCATCTACCAGGATAGTGTGAAACGCTCCCGAGCCAACCAGGTGCAGTCCGTATCGTTACCCGATGGCCGCACGGTGAACATGGTGAATAACCAAATCATCCCCGAAGCCAAGCAGCCCGAGCCGGTAAAGATGGAAATCAAGCAAGCCGAGGATGGCACAATGGTGATGATCGACCCGCTCACCGGCCGCAGTTTCCCAGTATGGAATGAAGGCAGCGGGGAAGCTGTGCGCGGCCCAGCCAAATTTTCACCCAGCCAAGAGGAGGACATCAAGCGCTTTCAGCTAAACAGTGAAGAGAAAGCAGGCAGACTAACAAACCTGACTCGTTTTACAGAGTCAGATTTCGTTACATACAACAACGAAACAGGAATTTACGAGCCGTCGAATAGGTTTTTTGGAACAAAGGTAAAAGACCTGCGCACGCAACTGGAGAAAGAGAAAGGCGACTACGACAAGCGCATTGAGGTAGCGCTCCGACCAGTCAGCAGATCAACTCAAACTCAAGCCCCTCAACCCGCCCCTACGCCACAGGCTACGCCATCCCCCACGCCCAGCGTCACGCCATCGCCGACTCCTCGCCCAAACCCCATGCCTACCCCTGACAAATTCGAAGTCGGCAAACCTTACCGAGATGCCAAGGGAAATGTGAAAACCTACCGTGGCAATGGAGTTTGGGAATGAGTTTCGATCCCTCCACAGCCGTTCTCCTCGAAGAGGATGCCCCGGCGTTTGACCCCACCACCGCCGTTCCTCTTGAGGAGTTTGATGTTTCCTCTGCTGTATTGGTCGAGGAAGATCCCGCACTCCCCGCCGCCGTGCCATCCGCCGTGCCGCAGCCGGACGAGGCGATTGATTTCCTGCGCGATGCCGAGCGCAACGGCCAAGCCGCCGACGACCAGGGCATAAAGGAAGGTATCTTCCCCCAAGGCAGCACGCCGTGGAAGACCCTCGATGGCCGCCTCTACATCGACCCCGCCCGCTACAACATGGCCGTGGAGCAAATGTGGAACCTCGGCGTGATCGACTCCACGAACTACACCGAACTCCTCAAAGGCACGGTGGACCAATGGGACGAAGCCAGCCAGAGCTACATACCCAGCGTCGAGAAAGCCACCGCTGCCCGCCGCGACCTGGAGCGCCGCGCCGGAGCCTACCCCGAAGCCAAAGCCGCCGCCTCCGGTCTTCTCAAGGGAGCCATGCAGACGGGAGCCGCCATCGTCGCAGCACCAACAGCCGCCGCTCTCACTATCCCCACCGGACCCGGCGCTGTGGCTGTAGGTCTCACCGCAGGCACCGGCGCAGCCATAGGTGTGGGAGCCGCCTACGACAAAGCCCTCGAAGCCTCGGCCAAGGAAAGCGACCTGCTGGATAGCTTTTACGCCGCGAACCAACTCAAGCCCGGCTACAACTCCGCCGGCCAACTCGTCTCGATCCTCGCCCCGACTCCCGTCTCGGTCTCGCGCCTGGCTAACGCCGCCAACCTCATCCGCGCCGAGAAGGGCGGAGCCGAAGCCGCCAAGTTTCTCAGCGGAGCCCTCGGCACTGGAGCCGCCATAGGCGTGGGAACGGATGTCGCAATCCAAGCCGCCAACATCGGCCTGGATAAACTCATCCACCCCGAGATCAACCCCCTCATCGCCGCCGAGCAATACCGCCAGACAGGCCAGCAGCCACCGCAACGCGCCGAGTTTGACCCCGCCAGCACCGCCATATCCGGCACCCTTGGCGCACTCACCGCAGGCATCGGCGTGAAGGCTCGCAATAAAACCTACGCACCCGAGGAGCTTGTCACTCTGGAGAACCAAGTCCGCACCGGCCGCGCCAGCCGACAAGAAGCCGAGGACTACAATGTCATGCGCCAAGCGGTGCAAACCCTCCGCGCCGACGAGCGCCTGATCGATGCCCAAGCGATCCGCCGCGCCACCGTGGACGCCGCAGGCTTCCGCTTCCTCGACGCCACCGAGATCATTAACCCTCGCTTCCAGCAAGCCGCCCTCGCCGACGCAGGCTTCACCCCGCGCCCAAGCCAACCCGCCATACCCTACGCCGCCGAGAATCCCCAGGCTGGCATCCCCATCCAAGGCCAACCCGCCGCCTACACCGGCCAAGCGTTCCTCAACCGTGGCGGCGCTGCGCCAGCCTTCCAAGGCGGCAGCAACGCCCTGCCCGGCCCCGAGGGGATTCAAGCCCTACCAGGACCGACCGCAGTTAACCCGCAAGTTAACCCGCCCGTGGTATCAAATGATACCTTCGACCCTTCGACAGCGACCGAAATTCCCCCAACGGCCTCTGCTCCCGTAGCAAGCACACTCACAGCGCCTGAACCGACAGGCTCACCCGAAGTGATCGCCGGGGAGGGGGCGTCTGTTTCCAAGCCAAAGCGCCGGTTCCCTCGCATATCCTACGATCCCGGCACCTTTCCTATCCTCGCCGCGCTCCAAGAATCTCCCGTGCGCACCAGCGCCAGCGGCAAAGCAGGCGGGGAGAATGAAAACTGGAATGAGATACGCCGGACCGGCAGGCACTTTGCCGAGACGCACCGCTCCACCGGCACGCCCTACGATGTCCGCGCCCAGGAACTCTACGACCAAGGCCTCATCGCCGACCCGTATCCCGACACCCTATTCAACGCCTACATGGCCGAGGTGAATAGCTACCGGCAAATCAAGGATGGCGACCCGCAACAAGCCGAATACGACAAGCTCCAGAAGCAATACGACAATTTCTCGAAAGCCGCCCTCGAACCAGCCGACTCCAAGAAAGCCAAGCTCCAGCCCATTTCTTCCAGCAATCTGCAAATCGGCGACAAGGTGAAGATCGGCAACGAGTGGCTCAATGTGAAAGCCATCGACCCCGAGACATTCACCATCTCCCTCCAAGACGGCTCAAAGTTTGGCCTCCAGAAAGTGGAAGACGGCACGCAAATGTGGGTGCAGGAAGCCGAGTTATCCGCTCCCCCCACCGCCGACATAGACAACTTCTTTGGCGAACCTATCGACGCGCCTACCCCAGCCAAATCCCGCAGCGGCAGCAAAGTCATGGCCGACGCAGGCCCGCCCACCCACGTCATCCCAGCCGGATCCACAATCCCCAAGCCCGCCCTCGAAACCTACAACGACGCCCAAGTTTTCGCCGATTTCCCCGATGCGGTTGGCGTGGTGCGTTCTTCGACAGGTGGGTGGACCATGCCGCTCATCCTCGGCGGCACGGACAAGGTGCCTGCTATCGAAATGCCCGAACTGGTCGAGATGGTGCGTTCCCTCACCGGCAACAACCCTGTGTTGAAACGAACACCCAAAGCTTACGGAACATTCAACCCCGGCTCTGGCATCATCACTCTCCGCCCCGATCTTTTCCAAAACGAATCCAGCGCCATGCTCACCTTCGCCCATGAAATCGGGCACCTCGTGAGCTGGATGGATGAGCGCGACATCAAGCTCGGCAACCTCGGCGGCCACATCATGAATGTGGGCAATTTTCTCAAGCATGCGTTCCCGATCGACAAGGGCGGGCAACTTATTACTCCGAAAGAACGCAGGCAATTACAGGCTCAAGCCAGAAACTCCATGCCCGCCGGATCAATACCGGAGAAAGACGATCCAGGCCGGGGAGATTGGGAAGCTGAAGTGGCAACAAGATACCGTGAGCTGATCCAAGAGACAATGGCCGAGAGAAACTTGGGCTATGTCGGGAACAGGCGAGGGACATTCGAGGATGGCGCTTACGATCCGAATGTGCGCGAAGAACTCATCAACCTTTCCGAATGGTGGAAGCCATTCAACTACGCCGATGCGCAAGACAGCTACATTGACTATCGTCACAGCGCCGCCGAACTCTACGCCGATGCCATCAGCGTGCTCTTCAACTCCCCGGCGGACCTACAAGACCGCGCCCCGACATTCTGGAAAGCTTTCTGGAACTATGCCGACGCCCGCCCGAAGGTGAAGGCCAGCATCTTTGAAATCCAAAACCGCATCCTCATGGGCCGCGATGCCGTGCTGGACAAGCGCCTCGCCCGCGACCTGGCATCCTTCAAAGCCGGGGCAGAAGTTTTCGTGGGCAAGCAAGCCGCCGCTGCCGAGCGCCGCGCCAGCCTGACCGGTTGGTGGGAAAACCTCAAAGACCAATACTGGAACCGCTACCAACCGCTCATCGAATCCGCCGCCAAGGCCCGCGCCGCTGGCACCATTACGAAAGCGGAGGAAGACAGCATTCGCTGGCTCACCGAGGAGCACCCGATGGCCGACAGCAAGCTCCAACTCAAGCTCGCCGACATTGGCCGCCTCTACCAAAGCCTCGACACTGCCGGGGTGCCTCGCGATCACTTCGGGCTCTGGCTCAAATATCACCGCATCGCCAACGAACGCTACGATGTCACCCAAAAGATCGACGGACAAATGCAAGTCGTCGGCGAGACAGGCCGCGCCATAATGGCGAACCCCGGCGGAGAGACCGCCCGCACGGCCACCGAAATGCTCGCCTCGATCCGGCAGCGTCTCGGACAAGATAAAGCTGCCGCGCTGGAATCCGCCGTGGCAGGATTCCGCGATGTCGTTTTTTCGATCATGGAGGATGCCAACGATGCCGGTCTTTTCTCTTCCGAACTCTGGGAAACAATCAGCAACAACCGCGACAACTACGCCGCATTCACCCCGCTGGAATATGTGCAGGAGTATTTGCCATCAGCCATCCGCAAGCAGGTGGGAACCTTCAAGGAAATCGCCGACCCGCTTCAGCAAACCGTTCTCAAAGTCATCAGCATCCACCGCGCCGCGCAGAATAATAAATTCAAACGCGCCGCCGTGGCCGCGATCCGCCAGACCGCGCCGGAACTCATCACCCCGGCTCCCATGAAATACAACGGCAAGGCCATGGTCCCGCAGCCCCCGCAGACCACCGGCCTGCAACTGGTGCAATGGAAGGAAGGCGGCCAACTGACCGGCGTCCACTTACCCGACCGCTACGCCCGCATGTGGGAAGACAAGTCGCCCGCCGAGCGCGACGCCATCTTGCGCCTTCTCTCCACAGGTTTCCAGCGCCTCGTCTATGGCGCGATCATCCGCTATAACCCCGCTTTCCAGCTCTTCATGTCGCCTGCCCGCGATCTCGAACGCTCGCTGACCAACATGCCGGGAGGCATGAAAGGCCGTGCCCGTTTCATGATGGGTCTGCTCGATCCAGAATCCTGGGGAGCCGCAGCGGATTGGGCGAGGGGAGATATCGGCAAGACGGATCTCCTCCGCGAGATGATCGAGAACGCCGCCGTGGGAGGACCGCACAGCGCTTTTGGTGGACGCATGGGCAGCGAGGACGACAGCATCGACTCCATCCTCCGCAAGTTCCATTTGCAAGATCAGCACTCAAGAAACGCTTTTGTCCGCGCCATCATGGCACCGCTCAAAGGCATCGAGTTTGCCGGACAAATCCTGCAAATGCTGCCCAAAGCCTCGGCCTACAAAGTCCTGGTCAAAGACCTCAATATGCCAGCCCCGCAGGCGGCCAACACCATTCGCAACCACATCGGCATTCCAAACTACTACAAGAAAGGCCGCCATGTCTCAGCAGCCGGTTCATTGGTGCCGTTCCTCAACATCTTCCTTCGCAGCTACGATTCATTGCAACGAACCATGAGGGGAGCCGAGCGCAACCAGGGGGCTAAGGAATGGTGGCTGGCCTGGCTGTTGACCGGAGGCGGGCTTATCTTCGTCATGCAAACCCTCGCCCGCGAAGGCATCTTCGGCGAAGACTTGCAAAAGCTCTACTCCCGCGTGCCCGAGTGGGACATGACCAATTTTGCCGTGGTGCCCCTCGGGGAAGTCCCGACCGGCGAGACAGGCGGCAAGACCGTGTATGCCCGCTTGCCACAGGATGAAGGGCTCCGCGTCATCAACGGCGTCGTGGGCAAGCTCCTATCATCGGTCATCCGCACGGCAAAAGGCGACCCCACCGCACCGCAACTCGGCGATGTTTTTGCGGGCATAAGCTCCCAAGTGCCCGGCACCAACACGCTCATCGAACTCGGCCAGAACTGGACAACCTTTCTCGCTGGCCGCAATCCCCGCGACAATTTCCGCAACCGCTACATTCTCTCCGACGATCAATGGCTCGCCGGGGGATGGGATGCTGCCAAGCCCATGTTCGGATGGACGCTGGAACAAACCGGCATCACAAATTTTTTCAATTACGATTCCAAAGCCGACACGCTTACCGAAATGTCGATCAGCGCCACGCCGATCCTCAACCGCTTCATCAAGATCAGCGACCGTGGCGTTTACCAAAGCCAAGCCAAAGCCGAGGAAGCCGACAAGCGCGACATGGCCAAGGTCCGCCTCTCCCTGCCGGATCAAGTCAACGGCCTCCGCACAGAATACAACTACCTCAAGACCCGTGGAGAAAACCGCAGCGAGCGCGAAACCATGCGCTACTTCGAACTCGGCCAATGGTATCGTTCTTATCGGCAAACTATGGATGAAGTCGAAACCAACATGGAACTCGGCAACCGCACAGGCTCCCAATCCGCCATCCGTGCCCTCGTAGAAGAAAGCAAACTCTACCGCCAACGCTAAAGCGGCTCCGGCTCAGTAACCAGATCGTGGTAATACGCCCAAGTGGTCTGCGTGCTGGCATGGCGGAGCATCCGGCTCGCTACCTCCAGCCCATCGCGCATGGCCACTTCTGCGCCGAACTGCATCCGTAGGTTGTAGGAAAGTTTCTTGCCTCGCCGGGATAGGAATTTTTCGACGAAGCGATTGATTCCCCGCTGGCAGATTTTTTTTGCGTCGGTCTCATACTTCCGTGTGATCACATGCTCGCCCTCGTCTGGAAACGCCTTGCGCAACTGCTCCAGCAAGTCGGCCCGAATCGGCACGGCCCCAGCCCGCCCCTTGGGATAGTAAAATTTTCCTTTCCCCAAATCGCGGGTTGTAAATTCCAGAACCATGCTTTTCTTTCCATGGCGAATCCAATCCCAGCGCAGATCGATCGTCTCATGGTTGCGCAGTCCGCACCAACGCATGAGCGCAAACACCGCCCACACTTGCCGATCCTCCAGAGCCTCGCTGGTGCGCAGCTCCTCGGCGGCCGCCTCCATGCGGGCCAACACATCCGCCGGGATGCACACAAAAGCCGCCCGCTTCACCGCGCCCTTCGACTCTCTCCGGCGCGTGCTGAAGACGACGCTGCGAAATGCCTCCACAGGCGGCAATTTGAGATCCGCATAGGCATACATGACGCTGGGCTGCAAAACGGACTTGATAGAATTGACATCCGAACGAATGCCATCCTCTCCCCTCCCCGCCGCAGCCGCCGCCTGCGTCCACTTGCGGAACACCTCGCCATCCAGCGCACGGTCCAGCTTCTCCTCCCGAGGAGTCGTCGTCTGAAGCGCCGCCGCAACAAACCGCTCAAACCTCCCCGACACAGCCGGAGCGCTCTTGATCGGCCCCGCTTTTTCCCAGCGGTCCAGCAATTCACCCACCGTCGAGAAGCCCGGCCGAGCCACTACCGCGTCAAGCGCAACCTGGTCCTTCTCAAGAATCGCCCGGGATAATTCCTTCGCCTTCCGCTCTGCGGCCTTGCGATCCGACTTCGCCCGAATCTCCGTCGAGCGCTTGTAGCGCTTGCCATCCACCTGCACGCGATAATACCAAGCCCCCTTCTCCTCATCCCAATAAACCGTCGCCTCACCATGCTTGCGCTTCGATTTTTGGGGGCCACTTTGGGGGCCACTTGTGTTTGTATTCATTGGACCAAATAGACAGATCAGACGCTCGAAAGTCAAGGTCAGTTGATCATTTTCCCTACTGAAAGAGTAAAGGGGGCCACTTTAAGTGGTGCGCCCCCCGGGACTCGAACCCGGAACCAATTGATTAAGAGTCTAAGGATTTTTGTTGGTGGATAGTTACTTGCGCGTGGAGGGGCCACTTTGGGGGCCACTTACATTTTAATCTGGCGGCGTTCTTCGGCGGTGGGTTCGTCGGGGCGGTCGGTGGCTTGGTTGAGTTGCTGGCGGATCCAAGAGGAAAGTTTTTGCGGATGCGCGGCGCGGATCCAGGCGCTCTTTTCTTCGGGCCAACAATAAAACTGAATTTTTGCGTTCATGTTGTCGGCTTCGGGATCGCGGGCTGCGTTGCGTTTGCCGGTGTTTCCATGTGGTTCGTTGAGGTCTGTCATTTTTTAAATGTGGGCGGGTTGGTTTGGTTTTAAATTTCGCGGCCATCCGACATATTGCAAGCCTGCGCGGGGGTAATTACCGGCTGCCCGTTCACCAGCGATGGCAGAATTTCGGCGTCGTCCTGGGCAAGCTCGGCGGCTGTGGTGATGTGCGGATCAACAAGCGGAAGCCGCTCGGCAAGTGCTTCGGCGGCTGTGTCGATGATGCTCCAGCTCCCGTCGTCGTTTCGGGCGGCGCATGTTTGTTTGTCGTGCAGCATGATTTTTTTCACTTCGTGCAATGTCATGTTTGGACCGGATGCCGTCCGGTGCGGTTGTTGGTCCAGGTGCCGCCTGGTCGGGTGGGCTTGGCCCTCACTGCTGCCCAGCGCTCGGCTGGGCAGTGTGTGAGAGGTTGGGTTGTTTTTGCTTGTTGTCAATAGTCGGCGGCCTCACCGGTGGCGGCGGCGATGGCTTCGGCGATCTGGTCGCGGAGATGCTCGCCCTCGGTGCCTTCGGCGTCTCGGGCGTCGTAGGTGTCGCCCATGGCTTCAAGGGCGGCGCGGAGCGCTTCGAGCATTTGCGGGGCGGCGGCGATGAGGCGAGCGTTGGCTGCGGTTGAGGCGTTGGCGACAAAATCGCCATTGCGCAGAACATAAAACGATTTTGTTCCGTCTGTGCTCCAAGGGCCGGGTGTGTGTGGTGTGGTTGTTGTCATTTTCTTAAGGTGCCGGATGCCGTCCGGCGCGGGTTGGTGTTTGGGTTGTTCTGGGGGGAACGGTTTTATTTATTGAGAATGAGGTTGGCGGCTTTGGTGGCGGCGCTGGCGGCGCTGATGGCTAGCTTGGTGTCGCCTTTGATGGCGTCGATCCAGCCTTTCAAGTAAGCAGCGGAGTTTTCGAGGGTGGCCTGTTCGATTCCGGCTTGGGCGCAGAGGTAGGCGCTGGCCATTTCGGCAACGAGTTCTTCCTTGCCGTAGTCCTGGCTGCCAAAATTGGCGGTTTCGGTGATGCGGGCGAGGCGTGACTTGTGGCCGGTGCTGTGGGCGAGCTCGTGAAACAAGACGCTGTAGTATTCTTCGCGATGGGGGAAGCGGTCGGGCTCGGGCATTTTCACCAGGTCAAGGGCGGGGCTGTAGCAGGCACGGCCGCCGCCGTGGGCGATGGTGGGGCCTTGGTAGCCTTCGCGGATGGCTTCGGCGCTGGCGATGGGGTCGTGCTGGTGGCGTGGGCCTTCGTCGGGAAGGGTGAGGCCGTCGCATTGTTCGACATTGAAGGCGGTGTAATACTTAAGCATCCGGCCGCCGAGTTTTTTTGAGTCGAGCATCTTTTCCGTTCCGCCGTTGTCGGTGGGAACATCGACAACTTTCGCGGGCAGCGTTTTTGTGAAGATAACCGGCGTGCCTTTTTCGCCTTTGCGAACGGTGCCGCCAAGCTCCTGAGCTTGCTTGAAGGTGACCCAGTAGGGGCTGCCGTAGTCGGCGCTGTGGAGCATCCAGAAGTTAATGCCGGAATACTCTTTTTTGCTGATGAGGTTTTTCGGGAAGCCTGCCGCGCCTGCCCAAGGTTTGCGCCAAGGGACGGTTCCGGCTTCGAGCATGGCAACAAGGCGGTCGGTGATGACTTGGTAAGCGATGGGTGTTTCCATGGTCGGGCTCCTTAGATGGTTGGGTTGAGGGTGGAGGCGATGAGGCCAAGAACGGTGAAGGCTGCAAGGCCGATGAGGGCTGCGCTGTGGCCGTGGGTGAGGGTGAATGCGACGCCGAGGGCGAGGCTGAGAGTGGAGCCAACTGCGAGAAGTTGGGCGACTGCGTTTTTTAGTGTTTTCATTTTTTGGACCGGATGCCGTCCGGTGCGGTTTTTTGTGTCGGATGCCGTCCGACGCGGTGCGGGCCTTTGTCGGCCTGCTGATTTAAATATGCGGAGAATTAAATTTACTGCAAGCGCTTTTTTTATTTTTTTTGAAATTATTTTTTAGAAAATGCTTGACATCTGCGGAAGCTGATGAAATCAGGCGCGGCGGGTCATGGTCCTTTTTTCTGCGTGAGATTTTTCTTTTCCGCGTTGATCATATCGAGCAGGGGATTTCTGCCGAATGGCGAAACAATGCCGATTGCCTGGGGAAGCGCTTGGTTTTTGTCAAAGCGTTCTACGGCGGCGCTGCCATCGGGCCAGCGGGCGCGAATGTATTGGGTGTGGGCTCCGTTGTATGGCCACACTTGGAGACCGTTAAACATTTGAGGAGTGATTTTGAGCGTTACAGGTGCAGTGCCTAAAACGTTGCCGTTCCAATCGACGAGTCCACCGGCCGGGCTGGTAGAAATCAGAATCTCGACCGGCGCGGGCACGGCTTCGGCGCGGCGGATGATCGGCTCAGGCTTTGGGGCTGCGCAGGCTGTCAGGAGGAAAGCAAGCAGGATGACGAGCGGTTTCATGGCTGGTGGCTGGTGGCTGGTGGCTGGTGGCTTGTGGCTGGTGG